TTTGATGGGGGTGCCTTGCACCCCCTTATACTTGAACTGAGGATCTTATGGCAGATAATGACTCAAACGTTTTCTCCGCATTCGGTTTCGAACTGAAGAGAGCGTCAAAAGAAAAAGATGAAAAGAAGGTAACGTCTATCGTCCCTAAAGTGGATGAGGATGGTGCTGGTTACGTCACCGCGTCGGGTTCATACTTTGGACAGTATATCGACATGGAAGGCGGCTCTGCAAAAGATAATCACGGACTAATTACTAAGTATCGACAGATCGCGGAACATCCGGAAGTCGATGCTGCAATTGAAGACATCCTAAACGAATCTATCGTTGCGGGTGAACTAGAATCTACTGTTGCGTTGAACCTAGACAAGGTCGACACCTCAGACAAAATCAAAAACACACTACTCGAAGAGTTCGGCAACATCGTTGCAATGTTGAACTTCGAGGAATACGGTCACGACATGTTCCGTTCATGGTATGTCGATGGTCGTCTATATCACCACCTTGTGGTCGACACATCTAATCCTAAGATGGGGATTCAAGAGATCCGTCCGATCGACTCTGCAAAGATCCGCAAGGTCAAAGATGTGAAGCACAAAACAGATCCAGCAACTGGTGCGAAATTGGTAGACAAGGTAAATGAGTTTTACATCTATCAGGACAAGGGCAGTACAGGTGCTGGTGTCAAGTTGACCTCTGATTCTGTTTCGTATATCACTTCAGGTTTATTGGACAACTCAAAGAAACGTGTCCTATCCTATCTACAGAAAGCAATTAAACCCGTAAACCAGTTGCGCATGATGGAAGACTCGTTGGTCATCTATCGTATGTCTCGCGCACCTGAGCGTCGTATCTTCTACATCGACGTGGGTAACTTACCGAAGGGTAAATCAGAACAATACATCAAAGACATTATGTCGCGTTACCGCAACAAGATCGTTTATGATGCGAACACGGGTGAAATCAAGGATGACCGCAAGCATATGTCGATGCTTGAGGACTTCTGGTTACCACGTCGTGAGGGTGGTCGAGGAACAGAGATCAGTACACTACCAGGCGGTGAGAACCTTGGTCAGATAGACGACATCATTTATTTCCAAAAGAAGTTGTATCGTTCATTGAACGTGCCCCTATCGCGTCTCGAACAGGAACAACAGTTCGCACTAGGTCGTGCGACAGAGATCAACCGTGATGAGGTTAAGTTTCAGAAGTTCATTGACAGGTTGCGACGTAAGTTTGCAAACCTATTCACAGGTGTTTTAAGAAAGCAGTTGTTACTGAAGGGTATATGTACTGAACAAGATTGGGAGTCGTGGAAGAACCACATCCAGATCGACTTTAACCGCGACAACCACTTTGTCGAATTAAAGGAAGCAGAAATACTGCGAGAACGACTACAGACTATGGATCAGGTTTCCACATACGTAGGAGAGTACTTCTCACGTGAGTGGGTTATGAAGAACGTCATGATGTTCAATGATGAGGACATCGCAGAGATGGCGAAACAAGTCGAAGCTGAGAACGCAAACAGCGACGATATGGATGATGACTTTTAAGGAGTATATTTAATGAGCGATACAGAAACAGTTGAACTATCATCAACAGAAAATTTAATCGGGGCACTTGAAGTTGGTAACTTTGCTTCTGCTGAAGAGTTATTCAACACTCTTATAAATGATAAAGTGCAAGACGCATTAGACGCGGAAAGAGTTAATGTCGCGAATCAGATTTTCAACGGTGTTGAAGAGGAAGATTTAGAAGTAACCGACGAAGAAATCGATGCGGCATTTGAGTCAGGTGATTTTGACGATGTGGAGTTCGGCGAAGAAGCGGACGATTTCGAATAAAATCGATGTTAAAAACTTTTCGTGTATAAATAGACTAATAAGGAGACAAGATGAAAACTTTTCAAGAAATTCGTGAGGCAAAAGATAAGGTCGTCTTCAACAAGAAGATGTCTGGTTATCCTGTTGTCATTACTAAGGTCGCGAAAGGATTCCATCTAACAATCGACGGAGATTCTGTCGATACCTTTAAGTCGCAAAAAGAAGCGGAAACAACCGCAAAACAAGTCCTGAAGGACTTAGGAAAATAAAATGAAGCTGATTAGCGAATTCGTAGAAAACGACATTGAATGCATCGTTGAAGCCAAAGAGAACGGCGAGAAGAACTTTGTCATTGAAGGTGTATTCGCTCAGGCAGACAAAAAGAATCGTAACGGACGTATCTACCCAAAACCAATTATGGAGAAGGCGGTAAATACGTATGTTGAAAATCAAGTTAGCAAAAAACGTGCTGTTGGGGAACTCAATCACCCTGAAGGTCCGACTGTTAACTTGGATAAAGTTTCTCACCTCATTACTGACTTGAAATTTGAAGGAAATGATGTGGTTGGAAAGGCACAAATATTGGATACCCCAATGGGTCAGATAGTGAAAGGTCTCTTAGAAGGAGGTGTTCAACTAGGTGTGTCAACTCGTGGAATGGGAAGTCTTGAGAGTAAAAACGGCGTAATGTACGTCAAAGATGATTTTATTCTTGCTACGGTAGATATCGTGCAAGATCCATCAGCACCTGAAGCATTTGTTAATGGGATTATGGAAGGTGTAGATTGGGTCTGGAATAATGGAATCTTAGAACCTCAAGCTATTGAAGATATAGAGACTGAAATTAAGCAAGCACCTATCACACATCGTCCTGAAGTGCAGATTCGTGAATTCAAGAATTTCCTCTCGTTAATCAAATCTAAACTATAAAGGAGTCACTATGACTGATTTAAATCAAGCAGTAGAAAGTGAAATCCGCGATACCGAGATTGAAACTAACGAAATCGTGGAGGAAACTCTCGAAGAAGCAGCTCCAGAAAACAAAGATGCAGTCACTGAGCCAGAAGCAATTGCTTCGGTAGACAAGGCTGCGAAAGCTGCTCCAAAGGCTACCCCACCAAAAACCAAGGCGGGAATGATCAACGCAATGCATAATAAGCTAATGACATCTACTAAGGCAGATGTTCAAGCTGCTTATGACAAGATGCATGAAGGTGTTGCAAACTCCGAAGACTTAGTAGCAACAGAAGAAGTAGACACTGCTTCTGAACTTGCTGCGATTGTTGAAGGTGAAGCGACTCTATCGGAAGAGTTCAAGAAAAAGACATCTGTAATCTTCGAAGCGGCTGTAAAGTCAAAGCTTTCAGAAGAGGTCACACGTCTTGAAGAGAACTACGCGGTAGAACTTGCTGAAGAAGTCGAAACAATCAAAACTGACCTAGTCGGTAAGGTTGATTCATACCTAAACTATGTAGTTGAAACTTGGATGGAAGATAACAAGATTGCTATTCAGAACGGTCTACGTACTGAAGTCGCAGAGTCTTTCATGAACAACATGCGTGACCTATTCGTAGAGTCATACATCGAAGTTCCAGAAGCCAAGGTCGACCTAGTTGACGAACTTGCAGGACAAGTAGAAGAGTTAGAAGAACGTCTAAACAACACTACTGGCGATGCAATTTCACTAGCTGAAGAACTTGAAACTTATAAGCGTAACACTATCATCGCTGAGGCATCACGTGATTTAGCAGATACACAAGCGGAGAAGCTAAAGGGTCTCCTAGAAAGCGTTGACTTTGAAAACGAAGAATCTTTCGTTGCGAAGGTTAACACTGTCAAGGAATCATACTTCTCAAAAGAAATCCCAGAGCAACTTGAAGAATCTGTCGAAGAAACGACAGAGGAAGAAGTAGAGGTTTCATCTGTAATGGAGAATTACCTACACGCTCTTCGTAAAACCACTAAGCAATAAGGAATAGTAAAATGCAATCATTCGATACATTGATTGAGAAGTGGTCACCAGTACTTAACGAAGAATCTGCTGGCAAGATCACTGATCCACTACGTAAGGCAGTAACTGCTGCCGTCCTAGAAAACCAAGAAAAAGCTCTAATGGAAGAGCGCGCTTCAATGCAAGGTTTTCTAACAGAAGCACCAACTAACGCAACTGGCGGTCAGATCGCGAACTGGGATCCAGTTCTAATCTCACTAGTACGTCGCGCAATGCCAAACCTAATGGCATACGACCTATGTGGTGTCCAGCCAATGTCTGGTCCAACTGGTCTAATCTTCGCGATGAAGTCGCACTATGACACCCAAACTGGTGCAGAAGCACTAGGTCTAGAAGAGCCTAAGTCAGGTTTCTCTGGCGCAGTTGGTCAGCAAGGCGAATCTTCAGGTCTAGCAGATCTAGAGAATGGACGTACACTTGGTCTACCTGGCCGTGCAATGTCTACAAGCGCTGCTGAGTCTCTAGGTGAGGCTGAAGGATCTTTCAAAGAGATGGGTTTCTCAATCGAGAAGCAGAGCGTTGTTGCTAAGTCACGCGCACTGAAGGCTGAGTACTCACTAGAACTTGCGCAAGACCTAAAGGCAATCCACGGTCTAGACGCAGAGACAGAGCTTGCAAACATTCTGTCTACAGAAATCCTTGCAGAAATCAACCGCGAAATCGTTCGTTCAATCAACGGTCAGGCGGTACTAGGTGCACAAACATCTAACGTCGCTTCTGCGACATCTGGTGGCGGTATCTTTGATATCTCTACAGACGCAGATGGTCGTTGGTCAGCAGAGAAGTTCAAGGCTCTTGCAATGCAGATCGAACGTGAAGCAAACGCAATTGCGAAGGACACACGTCGCGGTAAGGGTAACATCGTAGTTTGTTCTGCTGATGTTGCAACTGCACTTGCAGCTGCTGGTTCACTAGACTATCAGCCAGGCGCTGGTCTAACTGTTGATACAACAGGTAACACA